CAAAGTCTCAAATTCTTCTTGGTTAGCCATGACGGATTTTTTAATCTGATCGAATGCAAATTTAAAGCCTTCAAGTACCGGTTGAAAAATGTTCTTGATGAGATCGATGTAAGTCTTGAAAGCATTGGTCAAGCCTTCTTTGCCACCGACCGAGTTGATAAATCCAGCAACGGCTGGAATGACTGTTTTCACGATGGTATTAATCATCGGAGTGATTGCATCTAGTACAAAAGATCCAATCGTCTCTTTGCCTTCATCAAATGCAACTTGAAGAATTTGCATCTTGCCCGCAAAGGTGTCTGCCTGAGCCGCAGCTTGTCCGCCAAAGGTTGTTGCAAGAGACTTTGTAACTTCGTCCATCGACATCGTCTTGAGTTGAGCCGCTGTTAGTCCTACGCCTAATCTTGAAAGAGCGCCAGTATTTCCTTCAGCTGCCCGAGCCATCGCATTGGTTACGGCTTCAAGAGATTTACCCGATCCAGCGGCGACATCGATGGCGACCTTTTGGAGTTTAAGAGCTTCATCTGAATCTTTTGTGGCTCGGACAAAGCGTTCAAAGCTTGGACGAAGCGCATCGTCGGTCAGTCCGGTAAGTAGTGAAGTCTGGAGAATCTGATTTTCTACAGCTGCAATTTGGGCATCGGTGGCGTTAGTAACATTTTGTAATGTAAGTGCAAGTTTGGCTTGAGCCTTTTCATCAGCGATTGCAGATTCAACGCCTTGCTTGAGAAGTACAGCGCCATAAGCAAGTGCAGCTGCGCCAGCAACGGCAAAAGCCGCACCAGCCATTTTTCCAAATTTGCTAACTTTGTCGCCAAAGCCTTGTACTTCATTTTCAGCGCCTTTAACTCCGCGCTTTAATTCGTCAAAATCAGCGTCAAAGGTGATCTTTACTTTTGGAATGCCAGCCATCAGTCGAGTCCCACCTTTCGAATTATTGTCTGAATTATATCGATGTACTCTTTTGCAACGATCGGTGTGTAATAGTCCACAGCTGGATTGATCCAATAGCCGCGCTTATTGCGAGCCGCTTTGAATCGATTGGAATATGGACGACCAATTGAGTCTGTACCTTTGCCCGATCCATATTCAGTTCCCCAAAGCAAAGCGCCCGCTGGCGCTGATTGCTGGCGTACTTTTGCGCCCTTGCCAGACTTAGATTGTTCGCCGCCGTATTTGCGACCGACCTTCTTTGATCCACCGACATCGACTCGAATCAATCGATCTCTTTTGGCTGTAATGGATTTAGCAACAAGCTTTGTTTGTGGAGATGGTGCTGATTGGCTAAACATAAGCAACTGTCCAGCAAGTCTTTGAGATAGTGGATAAGCCGCGTCTCGGACTTTATTCTGAGTTTCTTTGTCCAAAAGGTTAAGAGTCTGAATCAAATTCCGAAGAGCTGCTGGCTCGACTTGAATGGCGAAAGTCCCTTGCTTACTTGCCATTCCTTTTCTCCAATATCTCGATTGCGGTGAATATCTGCTCCGCCGTTTCCCATTCCTTCATTGGTATCCCTGTCGCGAGCGCTAGTTCAACCAAGACGCGATTTAGGCTTCCGGCGGCGTAACTTTTGGGACATCCACTTCCTCGGATCGAATATCATCCACCGTATCGCACCAGACTTCGTATGGTTTGATGGGCTGTCCAGCAAGCTCTCGCTTCTTTGCGTTATATGCCAAGAAGAGAAGATCATCGAGTCCGACATTTTCGCCGAGCTGTGTAACCTTCAAGCCTGTCTTTCGTTCCCACTTAACGAATTCTGGTGTCGATGCGGTGAACGACTCCGATTCCCCTGAGAAATATGTAATTGTGATCCCTGTTTTCATGCTCCCGATTTCCTATCTGTTAGCTGAATGTTTCGGTTGGTGTTCCCACTACTTGAAATGATAGCGAGACGGTCTGTGCGTCTGGTGCTGAACCGCCGACATTTGGGAATGTTGGCAAGATGTTGCAAGCAAATACAGCGCCAGTTGCAGCTGTAAGTGATGCAGCCAAAGTTGTGTTTGGTGCTGATTCAGTAGCTGTCCAGAGTGATTCGCAGAGTGAACCAGCTGCGCCCCAATCTGCAAGCATTTCTACATTGAGAGTCCATGAATCATCGATGGCTTTGTAAGCGCGTCCATCGAGTGTCTGATAAGTCTCGATTACATGGTCGGCTTCAAGAGATACTGTTGTTACTTGTGCGTCGTAGCTTACGGTCGCGATCGTCAATACGAGATCGCGCCCTGTGATGACGGTCGTTGCCATAATTTTGCTCCTAGTTTGTCTGGGTGTACTGGGTTGAGAGTTCGATCTCGGACATCAGAATTTCTGACGCTCCGATCGTCATTGGGACAGGATTCGACACGCTTCCCACCGTGTAACCTGACGGAATAACCGCCAGAATGCTGAGGATCAGCTTCTCGATGTTATCGAGCGCCGATGCGTTGGAGTACATAGCGACTCCGACTGTGAGTACAAGATTGACTTTGACTCTGGTTGAAGTCCCAATCAGATTGGCTTCAAGATACGGTGTGCTGGGCACGACAGCGGCAAAAGGGACAATCGGTGCTTCGGGTACTGAGTCGTAAGTATTAGCCGCTACTCCAGCAATTGCCGTCTTGAGTGCGCCGCGGACATTGACCGCGATTGATGAAGCGGTCATGCCAGCATCGCTCCGGTATCCAGAGACTTGCCAAGAATTCCGATGACGCGATTTAAGAGTGAGCGACCCATTCTGTATGGCGTAACTTGAAAATCAACGCCTTCAATCTGCCCACCGGCAGCTGTGATGGATTGGAATACTTCAACCGATACGACGATGATCGCTTCATAAACGGCTGGATTGTTCGCATAGATTGTGGCGGCATCCTTGCCCGAAAGATAAGTGTCTCCATGTGGAATTACTGCGTTGAAATTAATATCCGCGTTTGTCTTTGCATAAGAAAATTCGTATTCAGTTCCGACTGCGGTAACTGTGTATGTGCCATTAAATGTGGCATCTACGCCAGAGACAACCACGCTTGATCCCACGATGTAATTGTGTGGAGTATTGGTCGTCAAGGTAGCGACATTTGAAGCGATGCGGCGATCTGTAACCGCTGAAGAATAAGAGACAAGAAGTGGCAAAATCACAAGCTCACTTGTGTCGATAATCTTTTGAAGATATGCGTCATTGTAGAGAGAAGAGCTGACGCCAAGAACCGAACGAAGTTCGGACGGAGTTACTAAAGACATCAGCTCTTCCCTTTCTACTGCTGAGGCGACTCGGGAGCGAACCGCCTCATGATTGATTGTGTCGTAATTACGACTTATTCACGCCAAATGCGCCAGCTGCAATTTTGGTCGCGACTGCGCCAAATGAATAAACGCCCACGGTAATGCTTCCGTCGGCTGTTGATTCCGCTCTCAATTGATAGCTAGGGCTTTCGTACCATGTGTAGGCGTCTGGGTTAATAATCATGATTGAATCATCGGTGTCTGTTGTTGCGGCTGTGTTAGCTGTAACAAAGAGATCAAGTCCAGCAACGCGACCACGAAGTGATGTTGGTGTTGCAAGACCAGGTTGATTCATTGGCTGTGTTACTTCGTTGTAGATCGGACGACCTGAATCATTTAGACCCATTAGGTTTGACCATTGTGAAGTGTTCACCAAGATGTTGCGAGCAAATGGATTTGCAAGACCAGCTGTTGCACCATAAACGGATGCAGCACCGCGACCAATAAACGCAAGAAGTTCTGCGGCTGTTGGGTAAGTTGCAATACCTGTTGCATCTGCTGTTGCACCTGCTACCAAGACGCTGTTTGTGTAAGTGTCTTGCTGCTTAGCCATAGCTGCGACCATATTTGAAAGAAGCTCATTGAAGAAAAGTGGGCTTGTGCGCTGGAGCAACTCAACTGAGAATTTTTGCTGACCCGCGAATTTCTTAACATCGACTGATACAAAAGCTGAGTTCTGATCTGTCTCTGTGAATCCTGCATCTTCGGCGACTGTTCCCACCGCTGGTGCAACTGTGATCTTTGGAATCTCGAAAGTCATACCGGCATCTGGAAGTGTGCCGCGTGAGATCGCATCGATTGATGGACGGACAGTTGTTGAAAGTCCGTTGATTACTTCAGCAAGCTGGCGAGTTGGTACAAGACCAGCGTTGTCTGTTGTGTTGTCTGCTGCGAGTACATATTGACGCGCATTCTCGTCGCCCATCGCTGCCATAATCTTGTTTTCAAGATACTTTGCAGCTGTTACTTCGATGCGTGGCTTTGAATA